TTACGTTACATTAATCAGCGTTATGGAACGCCTTGTAAGGCTTATCGCTTTGCTCTTACCCACCGACACTACTAAGATAAAGGACTGCTGATCCGTTTCTTACCCTTTCGCATCAGCGTAAGTAGCCCCGCTGCGGCGGGGCTTTCTTATTTCCAAAAGTAGTGATTTACTTTGTCAAGTCAGACCAATTCTCGGGAGTGTCGCCGTTTGAGATAGATTAAAAATCATCAGACTAAAAAATGCGCTGAGTAAAATAGTTCCCAAGCCACAAAGGTTGTGGTGGAAAGGGAACTATGAAAGAAATAGATGTTAGTGAAATAAATTGGAATAAGAACAACTGTCCTGCTTGTGGTTATCTTGGAATGTGGAAACACCAAGTCCGCTTGGCCCATAATAAGTTATGTGATGACCCCTGTTTGGCTATGGAGTGTCTTGGCTGTGGGTTACTTTATAACGGAGTGGTGTGGGAAAGTAGAGGAAAGTATTACGAAAAGGAATAAACCTTATCCGTTGAATAGAGGCCTGATCCTCGAAAAAGAGAGAGGGGGTGAGGACCAGGCCCTATTCATCGGGATACCGCAGTCAGCACAGGAGGGAGTGCTGGCTTCGGTGTCTATGGAACGCTCAACTGAAAGGGTAGTTGAGCAGTTCAGACACTTATAGAGGTAGTTCATCTGATAACTACCACCGCAGATGGAAAAGGTGCAGAGTTTTTTTGATTACCAAACTTCAACCTACCTTTAATGAATCTAACCTCGTGCTGGATACAGTATGAGTGCCACCAATTTGTATCAGTTCTAGCAGGAATAAGACACACTCTTACCCCCCCCGCAGAGCTTCATCGTTTGCTTTCTTCATCCACTCATTAATAGTCCTACCATAAGGAGGATTAAGCCAGATAGGTTTGCCACCAGTATCAGTAGTCCAAAAGCGTTGAAAAGCATCCCGCCTAGTTGGGTCTAGATGATCTGGGCCATACCAATTATCAGGCACAAGGGTAGATGAGGAGAGAGCAGCAGCATCTAAACCAAAGTTAAACTCATCATTTAATTTATTATAGAAATCTCTAGGCGTGCTCCAGGTATCATCGTTAGATGTCTTAAAGGTATCAGTTTTATAGAAGCCTTCGGTCATAGAGGTAAACCATAATCTAAGTGGAGAAAGCCTACAACCTTACGTTTCTTGGAGGTGTTAGCAAACTCTGTCGTGGTAGGCATCCAGCGTTCCTCCCAGAAGGGTTCAGGAATAACCGAGAGATGAAAGGCCCATTTACCCTCTGGTGTAGAGTTGATATACCAGGGTTCAAGTTCTTGATGCCCAGCTTCAAGGAAGAGACGTTCATACTTGCTCTTCTCAATGAGTAGTTCTGGGTAATGGGTATGCCTACACTTGAGTTCAATAAAGGCTGCCATCTCATCTGAGATACAGTCAAAAGAGTCATACGTGCTCTCCGATTTTCTAAGGTCGGGGAAGTGGGTATCCTTGAGATAGTCAAAGAGGTCTTGTTCTTTCACTGGTAAGGGGACTCCCCACCTAGATTATTCTGAAGTCTACGTAAGGCGTTCTGGCATCTACGATCAGCGGTAGAGATAGCACACTCAAGATAGACGGATAACTCTTGGAGAGTAAGGTTCTCGTTATATCTCTTGATGAGGATATCTTTATCAACGACATCGAGTTTGAGATAGGCCCTCTTGATATCTATGAGCGTGGCAAGTAGGTTGCCACCTTCTGCTGGCGCTGCCTGCTTGCGTGGTTGTCCATCGTTGATGACGATTTGAGCCTGTTCCAATACCGTGTTATCTATGACAGAGGCGATGACGTGGGGCAGGAGTTGGGCGATGGTGACCGTATTGTAGAAGGCCTCATCAGCAAGTTTATATCCACTCTTGGTAGCCTTCTCCCTGCGAGCGTAGCGTTCTGCGTGACGCTTCATCTGCCAAGCCACACGCTTCTCGTTGATGACTCGCTGGATGGTATTTTCCTCAGAGAGAAGCTCGTTGAAGTGTTTGATGCGTGAGTAGTACCACGACCAACACTCTTGGATAACATCATCTCGCTCCACAAAGTTGCGATATCTACTAACGATAGTTTTAGTTACGCTATAGATGATATCGCGAACTGATGGGTGAGTTTCAGTCATTCGGCAGTTCAGGCCATTTCTTATCCAAGACCATAATTGCAATGGCGGAGTAGTTCATCAGGTCAATGAAGGAATCTCTCAAGGATTCATTGGATGGTGTGACTCCTGAATCAAGCAGATTATTGACGCGAGCAATCTTGTCCCACATCCGTACTCGCAGTCCATTGAGCGCCCCACCTGGGGAGTGAGCGATATTCTTTGGGCCATAATCGTGATGCTTTCTTATCAGAAGTGATCCAGCGCTATCATAGATTCTCCAGACATCTTCAATGAATTGACCACTTACTTTCTTACTGGCATCGGCTGACAGGTAATAGTCCCAGCCTTGTAATCTATCGAGACTATTATCATCCCCATACCCATCAATAATTTGGCTGCCTCTTGGAGATCTTTTTTCTTGCTCATTCATCGTGCTCCTCCTACTAGGTTGGTTAATGCTTCTTCTCCACTGACCAGATAGAAGTCTGTTATATCCATACCTGGTGGTAATTGTACTATTTGTGAGTTTATTACCTCACCTGCGACACGCCTAGAGAACTCAGCTCCTGGGTTAGTGCCATCTTCTTTCACATCATTGTCACCGATAACATACACAATATCAAAGCCACCGAATAACTTAGGATAAAAGGGTTTCCACGCAGCAACTCCTGAAACCCCTACTGCTGGCACATTAGTAACGGACTGCGTTACTATCGCATCAAACTCACCTTCACAGATGACGATGGACTTGGTTGCAGACATCGTAGCTACAACGTTGAACAGGTGCGTTTTCTGCCCTATTGGTGAGCCATACTTAGGCTTGCCATCATCTAATCTTCTGAACTTGAAACCAACACATAAATCTAGGGCGGTGAAATACGGTATTGCAATCCAACCCTCATATCCCTGATGTCCTTCTATCGGATTGATGATGGTACCAAGGCGGTACTGCGCTGCTATCTCTTCAGATATTCCACGTCCTGCGAGGTAGGCTAGGGCCTCGTCGCTTATTGCCTGTGCGTAATGGTGAGCCGCTTGTTGCAACGATTTCGCTTGCTCTTGCGAGAGCATCCTTGAACCCCACATTCTCTAATTCCATAATCACATTGACTGCATTGCCACCCTTGCCACAGGTATGACAGTAATACAAGTTGTTATATGTATCAATGACTGCGCTCTTGCGAGCATCATCGTGCATACAACAGCGCACCGATATGTTGCGCCCCTCTTTTACTTCTCCTCCAAAGTGTCTGACTACATCTGCTATGGAGACTGCTTTTGCATCAGAATTGGCTTTTGACCTCTTCGCACGAACCACCCTAGACCAGTCTTGTGCTGGCATCCGCAGTCTCCTTTGCACTTATCGTGAAACTCTTTAGCCATATCATACTTACCGATAGTGTTGTGATGACCTGCCCAGCAACAGCTACTGCAGATCATTTTACTCCCACTTGCCTAATAGGAAATCAATATTCAATCCTAGAATACGGATAGTCAGTCCGTAGGGAGTTTCATCCCACTCATAAACCGAGACAAGTAATATCTGTTTCCATAGCGGTTCACGGTCACAAAGACTTACTCCATCAAATCTTATTGGAAAGTATTTCCTCATTTACTTCTACCTTCTTCTTTCTAGTCTTTGGCTTCTCTTCTGCAACTTCTTCTTCTGGTTCTTCTATTACCTCTGGTGTACTCCAGAGTTGACTACTTGTTATCTGTCCTTCTGGTACTGGCATTTTAGTCACCGTTATCTTTCCCCATCTCTTATGAGATGGCATATAAGTTTTCTTGCTGGCTCGTATTGGTCTCCTTTTCCAGCTACCAATACCGTCATACATATTAAAGTTTCTTCTGGACATTTTGCACCCATTGATCTAAGTCTTGGATTACCCAAGCCTTCTCTATTCCGTGTTGTCTGCGTTTGACTATGACGAAGGCTGGTGGAATGACGGGTAGTCCACGAGCCTTCGCATAGTTGGCTGCCTCAGTCTGAGCTTCTGCCCAGAACTGCGGAAGATTGATTGACTTACGGTTCTTGCACTCCAGAATATAGGTCTGACCTGCGATTATGGTGACGACATCACCTTCATCCTTGCTCCCAGCTTTGGCTAGGCGCGAAGCGGAGTGACCCAGTTTGCGTAGGTATTTCACTACATCCGTCTCAAACTTAGATCCCTTAGCCTTATTGTAGGAACTCATAGTGCCCTCGATAGGTTTGAGTTATAGACCATCCTGCCGTAAGCATCGCTGTCATTGATATGACAGGTGGCAAAGTTTACGAAGAGTCCTACGTAATCTTCACCGTCAGCTTGATGTTTTCCAAAACGATTCTTAACGACTGCAACCCGTAGCGTATTTTCAAAGGGATTGTAGCCAAGAGTAAGTATCATTGCAGGTAGTTGACTCACCTTGCCGTGTATGGCACGACGAGCAGGTGGTTTAGTTGCGTCCTTACCATACTCACTCTGTTCTGATACGTGATGCAGAACAAGTACACAGGCTTCAGTTTTGCGTGCCATATCGTGCAGTTCCACCATTATCTGGCGTAAGCCAGACCACTCATTATCAGATTCAGCAACGACGTTCATCAGGTTATCTATGATAATCAGTTGTGGTAATACACCATAGAGTTCAATGTAGGCCTTAACTTCCGACTCTATATCATCAAGATTCGGTGATGAATCAAAGACCCATTGTATATGTGCGATGTCCCGTAGATTATCAACATAAGCATTAGGGTTGATACTTACTTGCTTCTCTACAGTTTCTTGAGCGTGGCCTGCTAGATGTGCCGAAGCGCGGAGCATCACAGTAGCGGCATCGGTATCAGCCGAGAAGAACAAAGTAGGCACCTTGGCCTTGATAGCGTAGACAAGAGCAAACATAGACTTTCCAGCGTTGGGTGCAGCGGCAACCATACACACTTGACCTCGCCGAAACTTTATGCCCTTAGCATCTAGATCTTTCCACACAGTAGGAAGTGGCTGCGCCAGTGTATGGGCAGACCTCCAAGCGCGGTCCAATCTAAGCACTTTCCTCCCGTCGTACCTCTATTTTCCTTTGTCTTCTTATCTGCTTTCGATGTACCTCTGTCAGGCCACCCCAAATTCCGTAACGCTCGTTATAAATGCCCCATTCTGCACACTCACTTTGATGTGTACATTGATTGCATATTCTTCTAGCGTATATTGTCTCTAGCTTTGCTCCTTGTCCTGATTCAGGAAACCAGAAGTCGCCGCCAGATTGAGCGCAGAGAGGATTCTCGAATTGTCGAGGCTCTCGCATTGGGTCATCGGACCCAGATAGTTTGGCACTTGTCTACCGCGCCTTTAGGTGCGGTACACATATACCCTTTCCAAGGACCCTTCGCGCTTACGCCTTCTTTGTAAGTCATTGGTCCGTGTTTACAGATATTACCTGATCCCACAGGAGCAACAGTTGGTGCAGCCCCTACGATAGGAAGGCTACGTATGGGCGCAGAAGTTGGAGCGCCTCCGAATGCTTGACTAACACTTCCAATAAGGGCGGAAAAGTCTTGCGCTGCGGTGAGCAGGGCTTCTAATTCCTCCTTGTTGGCAGCGTAAAGGTTAATAAGAGTTCCATCGGGTGCTTTGAAATTCACTTGGAACTTTGTTGATTCTGGTGCAGCCATTACTTTCCTCCAGTTTTCTTGACAGAAAGCCTTGCGCTTTCTTTGCCTTCTTTCATCGGTACAAAGCCCAGTGCTTTCTGCACTGCATCTTTGTCTACCGTATTACTTTGGATAGTTGACCACTTAATCTCGTATCCAGTTGTAGTAACTCCAGTTTTACCAAGCAACTTATCGCGGAGTGCTTGCTTTCTTTCCTCTAAAGTCTTTATCTCGCCGTCTATCTGCGTGTAATGCATCGCATCCATCGCAGCCTCAAAATCATCTAATTGTGGTAAATCAGACTTCATATGTTCTTTTTTTATACCAACGCATCCCATCTCACCAGAGGCGTCGTAGAATTTGCAGTAGCTTGCACAGTAACTCTCGTGCCTTTCGGCAGCAGGAGGTTCTGTCATAGTCTCAATCACTGCCAACCAATTCAAAGCCTCTAGTGCGATGGCTTCGTCATAGGGTTCAGAGTGGACAATGATATCGCGCTCATCGCCATCACGAGGTATGGCTACAAGATTGACATTCTGGACCTTCCCCAAGCCAGATTTGCTCATCAAGTAGCCATAGATTTGCACCTGCCAGCGTTGCTGTTGGTTAGGAAAGTAAGAAAGGTTCTTCACTTTCGTAGTCTTCCAGTCAACGATATCGCCTGTACTAGGAATGAAACAATCAACGTGTGCTTTCATACCGTTGAACTCAACGATCTGTTCTAGCAACACATCCTTGTTATCGGCAAGTGACGATTCTATTGCAGCGTGGATAGCAGTACCCATAATCGCTGCGAGTTTTACCTCGTTGTCATTGGTCTCAGGCTGATTATTCAGCCGATACCAAACCTTACGCCGACAGCCACCAATCTCTGATGGACCTATCTGAACTTGCGTGGTTCTATCACGCTTGTTCTCCTTCTCGTGAAGAGACTTAACAAGTAGTTCTTTTATATCCATCCGTTGCCCTGCCATCTAGTAAAGGTTATGTTGAAGAATAGCAAATTTATTTGCAAAACTCTAGCCAGCGTTCTAAGTGGCTGATAATCAAATATCTTGTAATAATCAAGACCAATAGACCAGTTATCTAAGTGGTGCGCGTTGATATGCAACGTCCACACTTTCCAATCTTTTCTCACGTCAGCTCCCGTCTTTGAGTGACTAATTGAATCGGAGGACAGGTGTTCACGTCAAGCATTGAGGCAATCTCAACGGCACGTCGGGCGTGTTGCTCTACGTTTGCCAGACTGAGACGAGCCAGGCGGTCATAAAGATAACCAAGAGCAAACTGCCCACCACTACCAAGTCCATAAACAGCGGAGTTCGACTGGATGAACGAGAGGTCGGTCGCAATATGGAAGAGGTTGCCATCAAACGAAATAAGGTAGTCAAACCCTGCGTCTTTGTCTTTTGTCGCTTCATACGGATCATATCCATTCTCTTTGAAGGCCGCCAGTATTGACGGCATTATCTTGACTCCCATCCATTGAACAGGGTTGGCACCCCTGTAGGTAGGTGGTTTCCAGTTATAGGCCAGGATATCACCAGGCCTAGTATCACCAGTAATACCTAGCAGGTACCTACCCACGTAGATTATTTTCGGGATGGCAGTACTGACAGTACGTAGGTTATCCTCGGTTATTTGACTATCAGCAGCTAGGACAACTTGATTGTCAAGTTGGACCCCAACCAGTGTCGTCATATCAGAATCTTACCTTTCATCGGCGTGTCGTCGCGGTAGCGACACACCATTTCGTTATACTACGAGCCGTAGGCGAGTTACAGTACGACAGCCCTCACGGGCTGTGAGGAGTGAGACAGTATGTGGTTCCGTCTACTTCGGCTGTTAAAATATAAAGATAACCTACCACCGATACAGGCTACAGACCTGCGCTCTATCGGCCCGACACACCAATGCGTCTGCGGTTGTACCATCTTTAACACCTACGTCCAATTCGATGACTACGAAATCTGCTGGTATGGACTTGATGTCCAATGCGCTAACTGCGGTAACTTACTCAAAGCCCCTTGCCCGATAGATAAACAGGAGTCAATCTAAGTAAAAGGACTGTGAGTTGAGCCGTTTTCTTTTCGTCTCTAGGCAATTACCCTACCCCGTTCTGAAAGTGTCTCAACTCGCCATAAAACCACCCTTAAAAGGGCATAAAAAAGAAGCCCCCATCCCGCAAGGGACGGGGGCTTTGCCTCGCGCTAGTTACAAACTACTCTGCTCCGCGACCAAATTCTTTAGCCGATGGATCGAGCCACTTCAGTACTGGTCCAAGGAACCCAGCAAGTGCTGCTGCTCCAAGGGTCTTTACATCAGTTTCTCCTGCCAGGTAAAGTGCAATAGCAGCAGAGGCTGCAGCACGAAACCACGTCAGCGATACCTGCTTGAGTGTTTCCATTAGTTGCCTTTCTTTTGTTTATTGTGAACCTTGCAGCAGGTACATACAGGTGCCACAATGACACTTTCTGTTACCTTCTTCTTTGCCTGAGGCTGCAAGGCAGCCCTGAGCTGGTTC